GATCAAAGAAGCAGAACCGCTACCAGATACTGAGTACAAACAAGGTTTAGTAGATGGCTTGGAATATGCGATAGGTGTACTCAAGAAAGAGAGAAGCGATGGGCAAACCGAAGAAAGGTAGAAAAGGTAGCGGTGATCGAAATTCGAACAGGCCAAATGGAAAAGCTTGGAAGAAAAACCCAAGACAACCAAAGACCAACAGCGATACAGTTAATGGCAGGTCTCCTGCAAATCACGCAAAGCGAGAAGCTTGGAAAGCGTGGAAGGCTACACAACCTGAAGATAAAGATGTTCCGCATTGGAAGGAGTGGAAAGTAAATGCCGCATAGCAGCAAAGAAACTCTCTCAATCGGTTGGTGTGATAATGGTATGACTGATGGAAAGTTTACCGAAGGATTACTTTACACATCTTTGACATCTGCAAAGCATGGGATCTTTATCAACAATTGGTTATTGTGGGTTGATTCTGATGTAGTTCTCACAGCAGATATCTTGAAGAAACTTTGGGATACTGCCGACAAAATGACACGACCTGTCGTAACTGGGGTGTACTTTGTATCCAAGGCAATGGAAGGAACATTGATGACACCGATGCCAGCGTTGTTCCTCGATCATCCAGAGGATGAGTACTTGATGAACTTCATCCATCCATTGCCGTATAATGAAGTCATTCCTGTTGATTCAGCAGGTATGGGTTTAGTTCTAATGCACAAGTCAATAGTTCCAGTACTTCGCAAGAAGTTCCCGGATCAATCATTCTTTGCTGAGAAAGATCTTGGCAATGAAAAGTTTGTGGGTGAAGACATCATCTTCTTCCGTAAACTAAAGCAAGCCGGTATCAAAGTCTTTGCACACACCGGTGCATTGGCTCAACATATGAAGCGATTTAGTTTCGATGTGGCGTACTATGGTTTGTATTGGAAAGAGTACGAACGGCAGATGCAAGCGAAGGCAGAAGCTGAAGCAGAAGAAGTGGAAGGATCAAATGAAGGAAATTAAAGAGATCGTAGTTGATCTCCTCAAAGCAAAGGATGCTTCTCGAGGTCGATCATTACAGACTCAAGTCGGGCCATCAGAACTTGGTGGTTGTGCAAGAAAGGTTTGGTACAGGTTGAATCAACAACCTGAAACCAATAACAACGAGTTGAAACTCGCTGCAATTATGGGTACTGCAATCCACGGAGCCATAGAAGAGGCAATCGAACTTGCAGATCCAGAACACAAAGAGTATCTCGTTGAGCAAGAGGTCGAAGCATTTGGGATTAAAGCCCATGTCGATCTCTATGTCCGATCTACTGGTGCAGTTGTGGACTGGAAGAGTGTTAAGTCAAAGAACCTTAACTTCTTCCCATCGAAGCAACAGCGTTGGCAGGTTCAAGTTTATGGTCTGCTTCTCAACGAAGCTGGATACACAGTCAAGACCGTAAACCTCGTAGCAATCCCACGAGATGGGGATGAACGAGACATCAAGGTTCACTCAGAACCATACGATAGATCAGTAGCAGAGGAAGCACTTGAATGGTTGCAAGCCATCAAGAACTCTACTGAAGCACCAGCACCCGGAAAGGATGCTAGTTACTGCCAGTTCTACTGCAAGTACTTTGATGCAAGCGGTGAGCTTGGTTGTTCTGGTCTAAAAAAAACTGGAATCACTCCGTCAGAAGTTCTGATTGATGATCCCAACATTGACTCCAACGCCTTGGAGTACCTACAAATCAACAACGAGTTGAAGAAACTCGAAGCGAAATCCGATGAACTCAAATCTTCTCTTGAGGGTGTCTTCGGTCGTACATTGTCCGGTGTAGAAATTAACTGGACAACTGTGGCTCCACGCCAAACGATTGATGAAAGTGAAGTGCTTGCTAAATTGGGTTTCGTTCCAAAGAAGACAGCCGGAAAAGAATCAGTACGGTTGTCGATCAAACACACGGAGGTAAAGTAATGGCCGAACTCGGCTTTCAAGTATCAACAAAGACAGCAGATGGAACCATCTTTGTCATTGCTGATGCAACATACACAGGCTTTGCACAGAAGTTAGCAGAAGCCTTGGATCCTGCTGGTGCAGATGCGGTTCTATCAGCGATGCAAACCGCCTTTGCTGGACAGCCAATGAATACTGCACAGATTGCCCAAGCATTGGGTGGAACTGTGATCTCAACAGATAAATGGGGTGGTGCTGCCAATCAGGTAGCTTCAGCCCCTGCTTCTGGCCCTGTTTGTAAGCATGGAGAACCAGCAAAGTTAGTTCCTGCTGGTGTATCTAAATCAAGTGGAAAGCCTTATCGTGCTTTCTATGCTTGCCAACGACCACAGGGTCAGCAATGCGACTACAGAGCGAACGCTTCTTAGCCCAGTTGGTGGAGCCGGGTACACCAAAGTACCCGGCATTCACCGGCAAAGAACCCTGTGCCTCCATCGGATCAGAGATGTTCTGTACCGATGAGAAAGACTTCAGTCACTATGAAGTTCTTCGAGGTGTCTGTAGTCAATGTCCACTCCTGAAGGCTTGCTTCAACTGGGCATTACATAATGAAGACTTCCACTATTGGGGAGGATCTTCTGCACATGATCGAAAACATATTCGTAGGATTTACAATATCGAAAGAAAGCGAAGCATAGCCGCATAATGTTGAACCTACTTCAAGCAGTACACAGTACAAACTCATCAGCGAAACCATTGCCCGATGTGTGGGAATCATTGAAGAGCTATGGGATGAGGTTCCGTCAATCACAATTATGCCTAATCGCTGGGCAACCAAACTCCGGTAAGAGTCTTATGGCATTGGTCTACGCTCTCAAAAGTGGAGTGCCAACGCTTTATTTCTCTGCCGATACGGATCCAATCACACAGATGTTTCGTACCGTTGCAGCTTTGAGTGGGATACCACAACAACAAGTAGAAACGAACCTAGATCAAGACTCACACTTCTTCGATCTGATGTTGCATGAGAAAGGCTCACATATTAGGTGGGTCTTTGATCCGTCACCCGACATCGATACGATTGAACTAGAGATCCTTGCCTATGGTGAGGTCTACGGCATGGCACCGGCACTTGTCGTGATAGATAACCTGATGAATTGCGTGTCCGTTACAGGGGAAGAATGGTCAGGCATAAGGGCAATCATGTCCGAACTTCATCATGTTGCTAGAAAGACAGGTGCCTGTGTCCTTGCTCTTACACATATGTCTGAGCAAAGAGACTACGAAGCAGATAAGCCAGCACCACGAAGAGCAATCTTAGGTAAGGCATCTCAGTTGCCTTCGATGATTTTGTCCATTGCAATGAACCCTGAATATGGGCAACTCAAAGTTGCCGCAGTCAAGAACCGATTCGGTGAACACTCAGCAGATGGCACTAAGTATGCAACCCTACTCATCGATCCATCGAGGGTACAGATTGCAGACGGAGATGCACAAGGTCGAGCTGATGTAAGACCGGGATTGATTTACTGGCGTGGACACGAAGCAATCTAGGGCAAACAAACGCAAGGGGTCTCAATGGGAGACCGACCTTGTTGAGTATTTCCGATCATTGGAATTGATATCGGAGAGGTTACGACTCTCTGGTAATTATGATGAAGGGGATCTCTGGTTTATCGCCAAGAAGATCTACTTCATAGTCGAAGCAAAGAATGAAAAAGGTTTCAAGCCCGGGCCTTGGATGCAAGAAGCGGTGCTTGAAAGGGATAACTGGAAGAAGCGAAGAAAGAATAGTGGGAAGGTTGTTCCTCTGGTCATTGCCAAGCGTAGGCAAAGCAATGTCAGTAAAGCGTTTGTCATAATCCAACTAGATGAATTTATGGAGTTAATAAATGAATGAAGTCCTAGCAAGTGTACTTATCGTGACAGCAGGTGTATCCCTTTATCACTTCCTTGAGTGGGGTTACTACAAGATCGAAGACAAGTTCTACGAATGGAAGCATCAGGAAGAGATTGCAAAGTTCGAGGAGTACATCAAGAGTATTGAGACCATCACCAAGGCACCAGCAAAGAAGACAACAAAGAAGAAGTGATGAAGCAACTTACATTTGTTTCTCTCTTCGCTGGAGTAGGTGGGTTTGATCTTGGCTTTGAACAAGCAGGAATGAAATGCGTTGGTCAGGTTGAGATTGATAAGCATTGTCAGAAGGTGTTGCAGAAACATTGGCCCGATGTTCCTCTTCACGATGATGTAACAACAGCAACCGATTGGGCAAACGAGAAAGGATTGGTAGGAAATGTCGACATCGTATGCGGAGGATTCCCATGTCAAGATGTCTCAGTCGCTGGCAGAAGAGCTGGTATCGCTGGGGCAAGAAGTGGACTCTTCTGGGATGCCATTCGATTTGCTAGGGAAGTCAAAGCACACACGCTCATCTTGGAGAATGTGCCGGGATTACTTTCAAGCAACCAAGGCCGCGACTTCGGAGTCGTTATCTCTGAAATGGCCGACTCAGGGTATCGCCACATCGAGTGGAGAGTTTTGGATTCGCAGTTCTTCGGAGTTCCCCAACGCCGCCGTAGAATCTTCATTGTTGGAAGTTCTCGAGAAGACATCAAATCCCCGATACTTCTTGAGCAGTAAGGCTTGCGAAGGGATCCTTCGTAGAGCCAATCGTAGGGGCAAGGTACTACCGAAAGCGTTAGAAGATGCATTGGTTCACCAAAGCCAGCAGAGCCAAGACTAAAGATGATTACGAGACTTGGGTTGAAGGAGGGGTGACACCTACATTGAATGCATTTGAAAACAATGGAGATGTTAGAGCCACAGTCCTTGTCTACACACCATCATCATTCGGTAATTACAGAGAAGGAGTTGGAACTTTGAGAGCAGATGGAGGAGACCTTGGCGGTGGATCAGAAAGCGTTATCGTCTTTCATCCCCATCGATCTGATGGAGTCAGACTCCAAGGAGACACAGTAAATACATTGACCAGTTACATGGGAACAGGAGGACTGAACACACCAATGGTTCATGCTATACAGAACACAGTCATTGGTAGATCAGATACTGCTGGGCCTAATGGTCGGGGTCATACTGATGAAGGAGAACCTATGTTCACCATCGATACCACCTCACCACACGCCATCGTTATCAGAGAACGAGAAGGTAAACCCGGTGGTGGCAAGGGTGCAATGTTCTCTGAGAAATCATTCACCCTCAAAGGTGTCAATGATCAGACAATCTTCAGTCAAACTATCAGGAGACTAACCCCTCTGGAATGTGAGAGGTTGCAAGGATTCCCTGATGGGTGGACTGATGAACAATCAGATAGTCAGAGATACAAACAGATGGGCAATGCGGTCACAGTAAATGTAGCCAAGTGGATTGGCGACAGAATCGTAGACTCATATGGCAAGTGATCCCGAACTACTGAAAGCTGTTATACGCCATTACGGTGGTGAAGTCCGTGATGGTTATTCAAGGGCAGTCAAGTGTTGTTTCCATGACGACACTCGAAGGTCGGCAGTTATGTCGACCGATGGAGAGAAGGCTGGGCTTTACTTCTGCCACACCTGTGGCATAGGTGGAGATGCATATTCGTTGTTGATGTGGAGAGAAGGGATAGATTTTCGTGTTGCTATCGATAGAGCGGCTGACATTGCTAAACGATCTGGCATCGACTTATCACAAAAAGATAAGCGAAGAGACGGTGGCTTACTTACAGGGTCGAGGGTTCGGAAAAGAACTGGCGGAGACTCATCTGCTAGGCACCGTACCAGTCGATTGTGACCCAAGCCATGTGCAATTTATCGGTTGGTTATCCATCCCATACAGAGTTGTCAATGGGGTGGCAGGATTCAAGTTCCGAAGAGTCGATGGATCTCCGGGCCCTAAGTACATGGCTCCAATGCATCAGCCAGCAAGACTCTTCAATGCCATCGATCTACAGAAAGCTTCAGATGTTGTTGCAATCTGCGAAGGAGAACTCGATGCAATTATTGCCAGCCAACTGTTGCCTTCAGTTGGAGTACCGGGTGTCAAAGCGTGGCGACCACACTTCAACAGGTTATTCGGAGGATACAAACGAGTACTTGTCCTTGCAGATAATGACGAAGGAAAGAAGGATGGTAGCAATCCGGGTATGGAACTCGCCGAAAAGGTATTACAAGAAGTCGAACACGCAGAACTGATACCATTACCACAAGGCTCTGATGTCAACTCTGTTGTACTAGAAGAAGGATTAGAAGGACTACGAAAGAGGTTAGGGCTAGATGAGTGACCATGGAAAACCAAGAGACAATAGAGACTTTGAAAAGATTATTAGAAAGTCATGGCCTAACGGTGGTAAAGGTAAGCAATCAACCTTCGGGCCTAGAGATAACAGTTCGAGTTCCTCCGATCCAGAGATGAACCAGTTCGTCACCGATGTGTGGGATATCATCGATGAACTTGGCAATCTTCTGATAAGCAAGCAAAGGGATTACGGCCCGGGCAATATCAACAATGCCTTCGGTGGCCCGATGAATGGTCTGCTTGTTCGTATGGGTGACAAGTTTGAACGCTTGAAGAACCTGTTTGCATTCGGTGATGGCAAGCCACAGCATGAACCAATCGAAGATTCATTCAAAGATCTAGCCAACTACGCCATCATTGCCATGATGGTTCAGCGTGGAAAGTGGCCAGCGAACAAGCTATGAAGAAGCTCCTCTTTTTTTTGGTTCCGATTCTTGTAATTACATCGTTGTATTTTGCAGTCAGGTTTGTGATTGATGCAATCCTAGAGATAGAAGATGGTGATTTACTCGATGAGTGATCGAGCCAAAGAACATCTTGCCGATCTAATCAACATCTCTTCTCATACTATCCACCGCAGATTTGCTGGCTATGTAGAGTATAAAGACTTGGTTCAAGAGTTGAATGTCTATGTACTTCAACGACCCAAACTTGAAGAAGATCTTGATGCTTCTTACACAGTCAGCAAAGATGAAACCAAGTGGGTTGCCCGGAAGATTATGGCTAGGTTCCGCCGTCATATCGAAAAGTATTCTCGTAAAGAGAAGGCAACAATGCTTGGCTATTCAACAGGTGATGAGTTCTTCTACGACACCGCCAAGGTAGCAGAACTTCTTCCTGTTGCATTTCAGTTTGATTCGAAGGGTGTAGTTCTCGTTGACAAGGTAGACGATGGACAACCACGCCGCTCACCAGCACCCAATGAGGGTGGCAATCTTCTTGCCATGGTGATTGACATTCGATCAGCACTTGAACTACTTGATAAAGATGAACAGTACATACTCGACCTCAGATACGGAGCTTCCCCAATGACACTATCTGATATAGCCAAAGCGATGGGAGTCTCTGACTCCACAGTAGATCGCAGGATTCAGAAGATACTTCGAAAGATTATTGACCACCTTGGAGGGCCAACGCCGTGGGCGTAAAGATCAACCTCGAAAGATATGAGGTTGTAATGGCGGTGAACACAGCAGTAGAACGATATGTATCTACGATGAAGAACCAACAGATGCGTGGTCTTGGTGACCTCGATCCATGGCAGCGAATACTTCTTGATGTCGATGGATGCGGAGCAGAGATTGCTGTCGCCAAATACTTAGGTGTCTATTGGTCTGGTGCATTCGGTCAAGGTGGTGTTGATATTGAACCGAATATAGATGTGAAGTACACACGACATGAGCAGGGCAGATTGTTAGTCAGACCAGATGCAAAGGATGACATCAAGTTTGTTCTTGTCCGTGGTGGTATGCCGAACTACGAACTCATCGGTTGGATTATGGGTGCCGAAGCAAAGAAGGAAGAGTGGTTGGATAAACCTGACTGGCGTAGACCTGAGATCTATTGTGTACCTGAGGATAAGTTGAGAAAGTTTAGAGGTTACTATGGCTAGGTATGATTACGAATGCCCGGGTTGTGGCAATGTTGTTGAGATTGTCCGTGGGTTCAACGATCCTGAAGAAGATTATGATTGTCCAACTAGAGAGTGTGGCAATACATTGGTGAGAAAGTATTCAGCTACACCTACGATATTCAAAGCTACTGGCTTCTACTCTACAGATAACTTCCGTAAATGAAAGAACCCCCTCCGAAGAGGGGGCCTTTCCCTA